GGGTTTTATCTTTATGAGCATATAAAAAGCGTGGCGAGATTAACTCGAAATTAGGCGCCAACAAAGTCGGGGTAGATACGCCAGCCACTGCATCGTAGGTGACATCTATTAGCGATACGCCATAATAAACAGAGAATGACAGCAGGTTAATCAACTCCTCAAGGTCTACATCTTCCCCCTCTAACCACTCGGCAAAGTCTTTATTTTCCGTAGTGATTTTATAGTCCAGAGCCAGCAACGGCTCTCGACGAGAAAAGACTGCCGAGGCCACTTTTAAATCCCGCATCATGTAAAAGAATAGACTTTGCAACTCGCCAAAATCTTCCTCTTCCAGTATGGTTTTAATGCGGTCAATACTGATACTGCCAAAGGGTTCGTGTTTATCACTCAGGGATAGGGTAATCCCCTTTTTCTTGGTCAATTTTTCCGCGCTGTCGTTGTCGGCATCACCCACCGCATTATTGGCCGCTTTGCCGCCAAGTCTGCCACCAAGTGACCACCACGGGGTTTTATTGTTTGTCTCTGTCATAGCATCGTCCATACAAGCCCGTCACGGGCGTTTTATTGGGGTTAATGTCATTTATCGTCTTTAAATTTTTAAACGCTGTTAAACGGCATTACGGCATTTTTAAACGCTATAGCGCTGGCCGCGTTAAGTGTATTTCTTCTTAAACTTCTCAAATCCACGCTTTTTGACCTTTTTTGCGGCCTTTTTATGATCAACCTTATTGCCACGCCTAAAGATGCGGTAAGCCATTTCTAGGGCGTCCAGCAAGTCGTCATGGGCAGCATTAGGGTGACTATCCAACTCTTCAATCAACAAGTGGTTAGTGCTATCTATTTGGATGGTGCCGTCATTCACCAATGGCGCTATGCTTTCAATGCGTAAATCTTTAGGGGCTGTGTTGCGCAGCTCTTTAACAGCAATATTGACCCCTTCCTTTTTAGCGTCTCGCTTTAACACATCCTTGAAGAACTCCTGAAAGGCCACTGTTTCAACCGCTAAAGTGGCATTCGCCATTTTGTCGTAGCGCTTATATTGCGCGATAATGCGAGGAATTAACTTGGTGGGACTGAGCCGATACCCCTTGACCGAAGCGTAGAATTTATCGCCTTTTTTACCCAGAGTAGCGATACCAAAATAGTCGCCTTTCTTTTTGCCCATGGATGGGTCAAGACCAATACTGTAAATCTCACATTTGGGCAGCCTGTCAACTAAGACATAATCCTCAAAGGTCAAGCCCTCTTTAGCAATCGCGACACCTTGATACTCCGACATAAATGAATCTTTGTCGTCTCGGTATTCCTCCATGATCTCAACACCGTCGATCTCAGGGTCATCTAATACCAAACCCTCAATGCTATCGGGGTCGTCAGGGTCATCAGGAAATTGCAGCACCAGCGGAAAGTTGCGGCTCTCAAAGTCGCGGCGTTCTTCTAAGCGCTTCATAAAGCCGTCGTTATGCAACACCGTACCTACCGCGATCAATGTGTACGGTTTCTTACGGGCGGGTAGCTTCATAATAGAGCGGTTAAACCAGCGGTATAACTTGTTTCGCTGGTGTTTACTTTCCACACCCTCATCATCTTCAAGATCATCAATAATCAGATAGTCGGGTCGCCAGCTTAGGAACTTGGTGCCACGGATTTTGCCGCCAGCACCAAAGCCTGTGATCTTGCAGTCGTGGCCGTCAATTCTGAGCTGTAGCTCATCGTTACGCCATATACCAGGGCGCTCAATTTTAAAGTCAGCAATCAGGTTTTCATTGTCTTCAAACTCAGTTTTGAAGAGAAAAAAAATGTCTTCGGCCAGATCATAAGTGGCTGTGACAATTACCCCGTAGCGTATATGCTTGCGCACCAATTCCCAGAAAGTGAATAATTGCGAAATGGTCGTGGTTTTAGCGCCCCCACGGTAGGCGGTGAAAGACAGCTTTTTATGCTTCTTGGTGAGCTTATACAGATTGTCATGGATGAATCGACGAAAGGCCGATGTTTCAACCTCTGCCTTGTCAATATGGTGGGGGAAGTAGGTTTGAATGAAGTACCAGAAACCATCATCACTGAGCGCCTTTTGTACACGCTCATCACGGTTTTTATCGGCTAGCCGTGGCAGACTCTTCAAATAGCTGGATAGGGCTTCTCTCTCCTGTTTGTTCATTGTTCCACCTACTGGCGGGTGCTACAACCGTTACAACGGCTACCACCCTTGTTATCAATCAGCGCTATGCTTCAAGCGCGGCTTTTACAATCTGGTCAGCGTTCTTGCTTAAAAAATCAATGACAGTGCTAGCTTCTTTATCCAGTGCCAACTCACTTAATCGCTGCAATACCTTTTTGGCTACATCCGCTTTAGTCACCTTGGGGTTATCCCGCTGGCTTTTGATTTTGTAGTAGATGCCTGCATACTTGCTCAGTGTGGCAACTTGCTCGGCTGGGTCGCAGTCATTGAGCTTTTCCAGTGCTTGCTCAAAGTTATGAATCAACAGCGCCAAAAAGTCCTCTTCGTTGCGCTGTGCATCTCTGCTATCAGTGGCCTTTAAAAAACGCAGTTCGTCCCAGTCAACACCGTTGGCAAGGTCTTTGTTTTTGTAGGCATAAATAGTGGTGCGCGAAACGCCCAGCGCCGCCGCAATATCAGTAACGCTTTTACCATCATTAACATAGAGAGACTTAGCAAGGTCGTGATTACTCATTAATGTGTCTGGCCTTTTTTATTAGCATCCCATTCCAGCTTGTCCACTCGTTTAGACAAGCTATTAACAATCGCCACGGTTTTATCAATAATCTGTCGATCACGTTCGCGGCTCTCTTCGCGTAACTCAGTGCGCGATTGCATCACGGCCAACTGTTGGCTTAAATCATTCACGCTTTTATTGAGTCCATTAATGGAGTTAAACAAAAACAGGATGGCCGCAATCAACAATGTGGAAATCACTTTTTCTGACACTTCTTTAATACTGGTTGTCATGGTTAACCTTTTTAGCTAGTGCGTTTTCTAACGCCTGTTTGACTCGTTGTTTGTGTTTGAGTTGTGACTTGTGTGTCTTGTGCTTGTGGCTTTTTTGGCACTGTCTTGCTCGGAAATGACAATGGCAACTTGCCTCGCGTCAAGTAAGCTTTTAATAATCCACGCATTCCGTAAATCACAACCACCATGCCAATCACAATCGCCACATACCAATGCGGCATTTTTTCAATGGCGGCAAAGCCATTGAGTACATGCGGTTGCATATCAGGAATAAATGCCAACACAATCGGCAATAAAAAGATGCACAAAATCAATTCATCTTTCCACGACTTCTCCATGTTCTTGGTTGCCATCATGTCAAGGTCAAAATCATTTTGCTGGCCTTGCTTTGCCATTTCCGCTAAGGCAGTAGCTTTAGCAATACGCGCCTTGCCGTCTAACTTTGCCAGCTCATATTGTTGTTCAGCTTTTAACGTCTTACGGCGTTGCCATTGTTTGATGGGTTCACCCACTAAGGTATTCAAGACACCACTAAATAGTTTCCACATGATCAAACCCCTTTACGGTTAATGGAATTTCATAAACGATTAAACCTTGAATGGAATATGGCTTGCTGCGGCCTATCTCCACTTTTTGGTTGACTTCCCAGTCTTCGACCAATGCGGTCAATGCTTCGTCGATTGACTCATAAGCCAAGCGGCGATCATTCGTCCGTGAGTTGATCGCAATGTATAACTTAAACACATAATCAATATCGCCAATGTGCGCGTTATTGATGATGAGAGAATCAAAGAGTAAATATTCACCCTTGCTATTGACCTTGCCCTCAAGCAAAACCAACTCAGGAAGTATGGCGAGTATGACCGCCTCGGCTTGATCAATAGCAATCGTCATTGTTACAACTTACTCAGTGCATAGCCTGCAACGGCAAATAAAAAAACGAAGTTTGCAACCACAATAACAATCAACGTCCAGCCAACTTTTTTTAGCCGCTGCCACCATGGAGTAATGGGCAACGTAAAGCCTAAAAACTGCCAGCGCTTATTGGCATACAAATCCAGAAATAAAAATAGTAAGCCAACAAAAAATAATAAAAACGATAGATTAGTAGACATAAACACTCCTGTTATAAATACTGATTGTCTCGCGGCTTCGCCTTGGCTTTCGTTTTAGCGTTGGGCGATGCGGGGTCAGTAATTTGGTTGAGGGCGACTTTGTACGCCTTAAGATGCACCTCATCTATCCCGTTGGTTTCCACCAGCAACAAGAAGCGATAAAAAGCAATGTCTGTTAGTACGGGCAAGGGTGATTCCTCGCCAGCCAGTTCTATTGCTTCGTTGACGGCTATGGTTAAATTGCCATCGTCAACCAGTTCAGGGGTAGAAATAAACGCCTTAGCACGTTTACTAAGGCGTTCTTTAAGTGCGTCTTGGGTCATGGGTTATCGTCGATTATTCTGCGGGTGCTTCGACAGGCGCACTGGCATCTTCTGAGCCAGAGCCATCACAGAAATGGGCAAGTTGCCAGAAGCCATAACCTGCGTTATCCATGGTGTCGATACCGTAATAGATTTTCTTGCCTTCCAATGGGTTTTGAGTCAGGCGGTCAACCTTTTCGGCTTTTTTGGTGATCTGTAGAATAAACGGCTTAACGGGGCGCGAGTTATCTATCACACACCAAGTCCCTGGTGCCATATCGTCCATTACCTTAGTTTTAACCTTGCCGTATGATTCGTTAGTTGAACCATCCACCAATGCACTTTTAAAGATAACGTCTGCTTGCTGCTCTAAATCTAAAGCATGTAAAACCAAAGTTTGTTTGACGCGCATCGTCTTACCGTTAGTTTTTTTAATGCCTTTCATTTTTCTTGCCACTGCAAAGAAGTTATCTTTAGTCAGCTTGTAGCCACTGGTATTGTTATAAACGAACTCACCAAGCTCATGCTCACCAAAGAATGGTTGGCCGTCAAAGCAGTCACCGTTAGCGGTAATCAACTCGCCAACAATTTCGTTGTAATGATCATTAACGGCATGGTTGAGCGTTTCGACTTTGGTTGCAACAATCCCCAAACCATCAAACATGAAATCATCACGAGTGACATAGAAAGACGTTTCCCAATCTTTCTTTTCAATATCATATTTGTAGTCTTCAAGTTTGGCTTTTTGTCGTTCGTCAACCCATTCCTTCATGCTAGGAATATCGCCTAGCCATGCGTAGCTTTGAATACGAGCCTTACTGGTAACAACAGTGGCAATTTCTTCGTACTCTTTGTTGCTACTATCATCTATTGCAGAAGAAAATAGTTTGTTGACGCCTCGGTCAAGAGTTTTGATGTTCTCTAATGTGTAATCCATAATAGGTTCCTATCGGTTTTTTTAACGGTGGTGTGTTAAGTGGTAATACTTAGCTCAGTTTTTACAAACCGAGTTGATCAAACACCTCATTGTTTTCGTTGTCGGAATCGTCAGATTCGGGATTAAGACTGTTGTTTTCTGTTGGGTTGAAGGTTTGCGCTTCCAGCTTCAAAAAGTCATCAAGCGCATTAGCTTCAAGCTTCAACGCGTAGTCACGTTTAGCAGGCGCTAACTTCTTATTAGCAATCGCGTTATCCACTTTGTTCATGCTGGTTTGTTCGAGCAAGGCTTTGTTTTGCTCGGTCAACTTCGCGTTTTGATCTTTCAGCTCTTGGAGCTGTTTTTGTACATCGTTGTTGTCGGTAGGTGCTGGCATGTTTTCAGGCTCCGTATGGTTAAGGGCTTCTTTAAGTAAATTGGGCTTGTTGACCAGACTAACCGCAGACATAAGCTCCACTTGGTTTGTGTCATAATCAACATAGTATTCAGGGCTAAGGTACTTATACTCATCGTTTTCGATCAGCTCCGCGCCCAGCTTATTAAGGTCAAGTTGAGCAAGAATAAAAGCATCTTCAATTTCAAAGTCATAAAACCAACCGCCTGCTTTGCCTTCATACTCATGGCCGATAGTCAGAGGGATTTTTAAACCATCCTCTTTTAAGCGGTTTAATAATCGCTGTCCGTCAATTTCAAAGACTCGACCATCACGGCCAGTCACTTTGCCGATAGGTGAAATTTTTGTTTTCCCATTCTCTGAGGGGTTGACTTCGCACAATTCCAAAATATATGTCTTTTGCATTTACATTTTCTCCACCTGTTTATGGCTGGTTGATTGGTCTATGAATCAGTAATGAGAATTTTCTCAAGATTTTTTTTAAGGCTCACTCCATATAGCCGCATGTGGGGAAACAATAAAAAAAAGTGTGATTAAAATGCTTGCCATGACTGAGAGAGACAACCAAACACTGATTTACACAGGAACGATTGCGGAAGTGAAAGCCGAGGGCGATAAGTCACTGGCGATTGTGGATGTGTTAGGGCGTAAAACGGATTGGCTGCCTGTATTGCAGCAAGCCAATAGTTTTAAAAAACACTATACGCCTATCCGAGTTGGTGAACAGGTATCTATCTTTATTAATCGTTTTGTGATTCGCGGTATTTTCAATCTGGATTGTAAAGAGCCAGACGGTGCAAACAGTCACACAGAAATTACCGAGTACGAAGACGGCACACGTGTTGAGTACAACACGCAAGAAAAAGTATTGCCGGTGAATGCGGTAGGTATGATTAACGTGTTTGCACAAACTGCCAACATCTTTGCAGCTACAGGCGACGTGATTATAGATGGTGTGAGTTTGGTTCATCACACTCATAAACAAAATGCAGGCGATCATCATGGCGGCGGCGTAGATTGCAACCCGCCTAACAAAGCCAATAACCAAGGCGACGAGTAGACCCTATGACACTACCAGCGTTACAACCCTTACAACTGCCCGAACTCACTTTTAAAGAGGTGACGCTTTCGGGTGTGGTGTTTGTGGGGGAAGCGAACCAAGCTAGTGCCAATGATAGTCACTATGCCGTGTCTATTCTGGAAAGTATCAGCCGCATTTTAACGACACGATTAGGTGAACGGGTTATGCGTCCAGAGTTTGGCAGCCTGTTATATCTGTTGCGTGATCGTGACTTTAATAGCGAATGGCGAGTGAAAGCCACGCGCTATATCTTTGAAGCCATTAGCCGCTGGGAACCTCGCGTTATTTTTAAACGTCTGCATTTTAATATTGATGCAACTACAGGCCAGCACACATTCTTTTTGGAGTTGGAAAATGCTTAGTACCAGCCAACTTGCCAATGCCGATGTGTTACAGGTCAAAACCTTTGAAGCAATACTGGCCAAGCTTTTAACGATTGTAGATGGCTTGGTGCCAGATTATCAGCCATTGGAATCTGACCCGTATATGTTGCTTACCGAGGCGTATTCATGGCGCGAGTTGCACTTGCGCAAAGAGTTTAATAACAAGCTAAAAAGTTTGTTGTTGCATTTTGCCAAGGGTAACAACTTGGACTTAATCGGCAATGATCGCTACAACGTGGAACGCTTGGACGGTGAAAAAGACGAGCCGTATTTAGACCGCATTCTTGCCAGCCTTGACGGTTACAGCACAGCGGGTTCATTAGAAAGTTACGAATACCACGCCAGAAGCGTGAGTGCCATTATTGATGATGCCAAAGCTGTCAGCCCTGAAAAGGGTGTGATTGATGTGTATATCGCCTCATACGATAACGACATCACCGACGAACTGGTAAACCAAGTCATTAACGCAGTAAGCGCCAAAAAAGTACGACCTATCACGGACGAAGTGCATGTGAAAATTGCCACGCCCAAACTGGTCACGATTGACGCGGCGATTGAGCTGGAAGACATCAACACGCAAGAGGCAGCTCAATCCGAAATAGAAAACAACTTTGCAGGCACGTTTAAAATTCATCAAGCGTTACCATTTTCGGATGTGATGACTAAGTTAAAAGTCACAGGTGTTTATGACGCGCTGCCCACTGCACCCACGCAAACGGTGAAATGCGAAACAGGTGAGCGTATTGTGATTGAGGCGTTTAACTTGAGCTTTACCCAAGCCGAGTCGGAGGGTGTATAGATGAATACGTTACTCCCACTTAATGCCAAGCCTATTGAACTGGCGCTGGATAGTTTAGCCACGCACCAACTCGATATGGACTTAACACCTATCGACATTCACCCGCTTAGTTGTGATGAAAAGTTATTGCCTATTTTGGCTGCCGAATGGCGTGTGGACATTAGCGGCTTGGCCGTACCAGAGCAACGCCGCTTAATTAATAACGCGCTGGAAATTCACCGCTATAGAGGCACGGTGTATGCCGTCGAAAAGGCGTTGGATGTGGTGTTTGATAATGCCGAAGTCATAGAGCATGAACGCCCGTTTGAGTTTGATGCCAAGGTGCAATTTAAAGCTGACACCGAAGCCGTTTACAACCACGATAAATTTACACTGGCTCGTAAGCTGGCAAACCAAGCCAAGAATGGCCGCAGCCGTTTTGTAAATTTTGATATTCAGTTACCCGAAAGCGAACTGGATATTAACCACCAAGTTCAAGGCGCGATTAAACCCGCGTTAAACACCTCTTTAACTCTTACTGGTGATTCGCCAGTGGTCATCACAGGAGCCATACAGTGGATGCTATAACCGCCATAGCGACCGATCACGGTCTGGACGTACTTAACAGCGCCTTAAAAAATACGGCGACACAGTACCAGCTTATCGGTGCCGAAGCGCATGACGCTACCGACGATCAACTGGCCGTGTTTTACAGTGCTGAAATTGAAACCAGTTACTACGACGACAATGGCGTTTTGACGTTTGTTATCGAACTACCCGTGGCCGAAGATTTTAACCGTTATCTATACGCGGTACAGATCACCGATACCAGCGACCAAGTAGTGATTAGTGCGCCCACACCCAAAATTGCATTGGCAACAGGTGTCGGCGGCATGTTGACCTTAAAGACAGCCGTCACAGGTGAAGCGGGTGAGGTTATTTTTAAAGCCAGTGATTATATTACCGAATCGGAAATGACCGACACATGGTTGCCGCCTATTCATGCCGCGATAAATGGAAGGCTTACACAAGCACAAGCTGATACGCTCTATGTGCCACTGCAAAACCAAAGAAACAAAAATTTTATCATCAATGGTAATTTTGATAGATGGGTGCGCGGAGATAGTCAGGTCAACTCAGGTTATAGCTCAGATGATCGGTGGGAAAATAGTCACTCTACATCAGCTAAAACACACTCAAAACAAGCGTTTGCTTTAGGCCAAACCAATGTACCCAACAACCCTAAATACTACAGCCGAACGGAAGTAATCAGCGCCGCTATCGCATCAAGCTATGTAGCTAAAGAACAAAAAATAGAGGGTGTTCATAATTTTTCAGGTGAAACACTGACCGTTTCTTTTTGGGCAAAGGCAGATTCAAACAAAAGCATTGCGACTGAATTTGTACAAATCTTTGGCACGGGTGGCGCACATTCGTCTGGTGTCGGCTCTATCGGTGTAACTACACACGAACTGACAGCCGAATGGCAAAAATTTACGTTCACTGCAAACATTCCTTCTATTGAGGGTAAGACATTAGGAACTGATAACAATAGTGCGTTATCACTTATGTTTTGGTTTGATGCAGGCTCAAACTTTGACCCGCGCACTAATGCACTAGGTCATCAATCAGGCACTTTTGATATAGCTCAAGTGCAAGTTGAAAAAGGCAGTGTTGCTACAGAGTTTGAATTTAGAACTGAGCAGCAAGAAGAAAAGCTCTGTGAATACTATTGCTTTAAACCTAACTTTAATTCAGTTCACGGTTGTAGGCTTGTCAACTCGACCACCTCTGCCGCTTCAACCGTTGCACAAATTGCATTAACGGGTTTGCAAATGCCAAGGATGCGAACAACACCTGTCATGCTTGGCATTCCACCGTCTGCAATTACTTTGCATGGTGAAAGTGGCGGGACTGTAACAACACTTACATCTCTGCCTGCTTTTTTGAACAGATATAACGCAACGATGACTTGCTTATATAACTCAGCAGACATTACCAATGTAACCCAAATGCGATTTTCCCATTTACCTTATTTAGATGCGGAGCTATAAGCATGGACATTAAAAAAGTAATCAAACGTGATGGCTTGATTGTCATCAACCCCGACGATGAGGCTGTGCCATATTGCGAAGGTGACACTAACCGTTTTTCTCACATGGTTGCGATGTGGGTTGATCAAGGTGGTGTGATAGAGGAAATAGAAAAAACACTGGACGAGTTAAAAGCTAACGCAATGGGTGAAGTTAAACGCTTTGCTACAGAGATTCGTGCAGCCATGACAGGCCATGCCGATGCTAACGAAGTGACTGGCTGGCTTAAAAAAGTGCCTCGCGCCGAGCGCATTATAAATGGCACCGCAAGCGAAAAAGACATTGCTATACAGCAAGCCGAGTGTGACGAAAGAGGCCATGGAGAAACGCCACTGGAACTCGCCGAAAAACAGATTGAAAAATCTGACCGACTAGATACGGCTATTGCTGTTATTGATGGTATGCAATCGGCGGCGCTGCCGGCGATTCAATCCAAGCGCAACGAAAACACACTGGCCGAATTACTGGAAGAGTTAAAAGCAAAAGCCACTCAAAAACTCAAGGAATTAAAAGAGGCTGAAAATGGTTAGAGTCAAAGTCGCTTTTTATAAAGGCAAAGGAAACTTTATTGATTGGTGTATTCGTTTCTGGACACGCTCAATCTATTCTCATGTTGAGATGATCATCATTACCGAAAGCACGGGTGACGTGTGCTTGGTTTCGTCTAGCGGTAGAGATGGTGGTGTGCGCTCTAAGAGAATCAAAGCTGATCACTTTAATAAAAGCAACTGGACAATGATTGATGTCTCGAAAGAATTATTGATTGAACAGTTACGACCATTTTATGTGGATAGGATGGGATTGCAGTACGACTTTAAAGGCATTTTTCTATCACAGTTTTTGCCATTAAAACGTCACAGCAAAGATAAATATTTTTGCTCAGAGTTTTGTGCCGAGGCATTAGGTTTTAGTCAACCGCACACTTACAGTCCGCAGGGTTTATACACTGCATTACAACAAAGAGGGTAACTCATTATGGATTTAGATTTTGGTATTAACGGCTCTATTTCCGCGCAAGCGGCAAGGCCGATCACCGTCAATTCCAGCACCCCGATTGGCATACTGGGGATTGCTGCCAATAGTCACGGCTTACATGCCTGTAACAATGCCGAAGACGCTTTGACCTTCTTGGATGGTAAAGGCGGCAACGATGAGCTGATTAACGGCTTAAAGGGCATTGCATTATCAGGCGTTAATTGCCCCATTATCGTCAACCTGTGCGACGAAGCCGAGGTGGTAGATGCGGTGGACTTGTTTAAAAAGTCCGAAGGTTTAACAGGCATTAATTTACAGGGCGGTTTAATGATTTGCTGAATTAACCGTGGCAACCAAAATGGATGCCGTAGCCGATGCCACCCAATGCACCGCGATTCCCGATAATTTCAGTGATGATGAAGCGGGTGTGAATAACTGGGTGCAGAACTTCGGCACCAAGTCATCATTACTGGTACATGGCATGTACACCGCCGATGGTGTCAGTGTGGCTTGCTCCGCGCTCTATGCGGGTACGATTGCCTACTGGGATGCCAAGCCCTTCGGCTGGGCAAAGTCCCACTCTAACCGTGCCGTGAAAGGTGTGAGCGGTAGTGATCGCCCTATTGAGTATTTGGACGGTAGCGACTGCGAAGCCCGAAGAATGCGCCAAAAAGGGGTTGCCACCATTTTACGCGATGTGGGCTGGCGTACTTATGGTTTTGAAACCACGCACATCGACCCAATCTGGCAAAGCCTTGACCGTGTGCGCACCTTCCAGCGAATGCTGGCCGCAATCACTAAAGCCTCAAAATGGGCGCGTGATCGTGAAGCCAACGAACTGTTATTTGTTAAAAACTCGGTAGTGGAATTTAACAACGAGTTAAAAGGCAATGACGTGATCATTGGTTTTGATGTGTATTTCGACCCAGAGAAAAACACCAAAGCAACGGTGACGGCTGGTAAGTTTTATTTAACGGTACTCGTTGGCGATATGCCAAGTGTGCGCAAACTTAACATTGAGTTGATCTATTCCGATAACTGGAACGATGTATTGATCAACATCATTAACGGTAATGGAGAAAACGAGTAATGAAACACGTACCTCAGTTTATTCAAGGTGTAACCACCTTTATCGACGGCGTTGGTCTGTTGGGAACCTGCAAACAGATTGCCATGCCTAAAGTTGAAAAAGTCCGCGAAACGATTGTGGCTGGCGGTTTTGAACGCAGCCTTGATACAGGTGTGTATAAAGCGATGGAAACAGAATACACATTTAGCGAGTATCACGAGTCTGTTTACCGTGCAATGTCTACAGGACTAAGTGGCACTTTTCCAACCTTCGTGAATAAATATTCCGTTAAGCAAAAAGGGAAAAACATTCCTTTTATTGCGACCATGAAAGGTGACTTTGATGTTGATGACGGAACCATTGAAACAGCGAAGGAAGCCGAGCGAAAAGTAAAACAATATGTAGAGTATTACTCGCTGGAAATCGACGGCAAAAAAGAAATTGAAATCGACCTAGATAATATGATTGGTTATATCTTCGGTGTCGATTACTTTGAGGAATTACGCAAACACTTGTTGTAATTCCCAACAAAAACTTTAACCATTTTTTTAAATAATTTTTTTATAGGATACCGTTATGAGCAAAGATAAACCGACTGCCGACAAAAAGCCTAATGAAGTTGTCGTGACACTATCCGATGGCCGAGAAGTTAAAGTGCGCAAGCCAAAATTGCGCGACATCCGCGCACACTTTAACGAAGAAAATCTGGAAGAGCGCCAGCTATTAATCACTGGCACACTAGTGCAACTGACCAGTGAAGAAATGGACGATCTGGACTATGCCGATGCGCTCAAGTTAAAAGAGGCCGCTGAAAGTTTTTTGTTATAAATTGGCAAGACTGTTTATCAGCTATCGCCGCTTTAAAATCACACTACCCATTTGGGTTTTGTGATTATTTAGAAATGACCACGGACGAACTTCTTTTTTTTCTTAACGATATTAAGCAATAGGTTTTTTCATGTCTTTTGGTAGTCTTCCATTAGCGTTCAGTGTAGGTGGCAAGGTAAACAATACGTTTACCAAGGCCACCGATGCCGTTAAAAAAGAACTGGGCAAAATCGGCACTGGTTTTGAGAAGTTACAAAAAGCCAAGATTGATGCAAAGCCATTAGCGACACTGGAAAAAAATGCGAAGAAAGGCAGCAAACAAACCAAGCTGTTAGGCTCTGAACTTAAACGCACCGCCAGCCAATCTAACGTCCTTACCCGTTCCAGCAAATTATTAAACAATGAAATGCTACGTTTAAAAACGATGGGCAGGATTGATATTAAGTTGGGCAATGTTAAGCAGCAACTGAGTGATGCTAAAGGTGAGGCGCTGGCATTAGCAGGAACAGTGTTTGCGCTTAAAAAGACTTATGACAGTGCGGCAAATGTTTTAAAAGCACAAGGCGATATAGCCACGCTAGCAATATCAGAAGTTGGCATTAAACGAATAACTAAATCAGCCCATGAAATGGGGTTGATGTTTGGGCAAATAACGGCACCAGCATATATCAAAGCGTCATACGATATTAAAAGTGGTATATCTAGTCTTAGCGAATCAGGAGTAAATGATTTTACCAAAATGGCGGCGACCACTGCTATAGCAACAAAATCTAGCGTAGAGGAAATGACTAAACTTTATGCGTTAGGCTATGGGATTTTTCGCAAAGACTTTGGGAGCGATGTAGACTTTGGTAAGCAGTTTAGCGGTGCTATTGCTGCCTCCGTACAAGCATTTAAAACCGATGGTTCAGACTTATCGCAAGGATTAGCAAATATTGGTTCAGAAGCAAAAGCAATGGGAATCTCTTTGGCCGAAGAGTTGGCAATAATTGGCATTGCAAAAGAAGGCTTAAATTCAGCTAGTGAAGCTGGAACTAAATACCGAGCTTTCTTGGCTGGGGCAGGCAAGGAACAGAAAGACTTAAATTTAAAATTTACCGATGGCGAGAAAAAAATGTTGCCAATGGTAGATATTTTAAATCTCATTAAACATAAGTACGGCGAGAGTATTGATGTAGCTGAAAAAATGGAGCTTGATAAGGCTTTTGGTAGCAACGAAGCTACAAGTTTAATTGTTTCATTAATAGGTAAAACAGATAGCTTAACCAGCTCACAAATTAATCTTGAAAAAGCAATGAGCAAAGGCTTATCGAAAGCCGAGGAAATGGCAAAGGCCGCAGATCGAGGGCAAGGTTTTGAAAAATTAGGAAACGCTTTTAGTTATATTGGTTACACGATTGGCAAAACACTAGCTCCCGCTGTTGAAACCTTAGCATGGGGAGTCGGTGGACTCGCAAAAGGTATCGCATGGTTAGATACAACATTCCCTGTTTTAACACCTGTTGTATTCGGTACAGCGGCGGCGTTTGCTTCTCTATACGCAATTACCAAAACCGTAAAACTTGCCAAGTTAGCCTTACGCTTTGCTAATTTGTCACTCAGTAAGTCTTATGTGCAAGCCATCCCCAAAGTGTCGTTATTTTCTAAAGCGATAAAATTTAGCGGTATTGCTTCGGCGGTGACAGCAACTAAAACTACGTTACTAGCGGGTGGCTTTTCAGGATTGGCAAAAGGTGCTTTGCCTATGATCACCACAGCTTTTAATGCGCTACGAGTTGCCATACTAACTAACCCCATTGGTTTACTGGCAACAGGTGTGGTCACAGCGGGGTTATTAATTTATAAATATTGGCAGCCAATCAAGCATTTATTTAGCGGTATGTTTGATGGCTTTATGGAATCCATGGCACCTGTTAAGGCAGCATTAAGCCCATTCTTTACACTGCTATCGCCAATCGGTTCGGCTTTATCTTTTGTTGCAAATAAACTGGGGCAAGTGTCTCACTGGTTCGGTCAGTTGCTAACGCCTGTTGATATGGCCGAGGAAAAACTACAGGGTTTTAGCTCCGCTGGAAAGTTGGCGGGTCAAGCCATTGCAGGGGCGTTTAAAGTGGCTTTATGGCCGATGATGCAAGCGGCTAAACTGGTCGGCTGGATTGGTTCAAAACTCGGATTAATCAGTGATGACTCTACAACTGCTACAACTCTAACAACAGGCAAACAACCTGCTTTTGGTAGCGAAGTCGGTAGCAATGTCGTTGCTTTCAAACCGCAAAATAGCGCCTTAACACCTATAGCGACAAATACACTACCAGCACAACTTCCCGCTAGTAATGATGACGTTATTAACCAGCAAGTCAAACAAGCCGTTATTGCAGCCAAACAGTATGAAAAGCAGAACGCGCAACAAAAAGTTACACCCGCGTCAGTGGTTCAACATATCACTATCCCCGTAACGGTTAATAACCCAAGTAGTAATGTTGATATTGACCGTGCTGTAGGTGGTGCCATTAAAAATCATGGCTCAACTTTATTGGTAGATGAGGTGATCTAATGTTGGCTCAATTAGAGGATTTTATTTTTGAGAGTGGCGATGTCAATTTGGATAACATCAAAAGTGAAACCGAATACGATTATGCTACCAGCAAAACGATTGATGACTTTGAACACTGGCACTCAACGGGTAAATTTTCTACTTATTTAACATTAGGTGGAAAGCTGGTAAAAAAATCCAATAGCTCATTGGATAGGCTGGAAGCGATTGCCGAGCGTAAAGAGGCCGTTACCTTGGCTTTTGAGAACGGCCAAGCGCGGTCTGTAGTGATCAAGCGTATTAATACTGACCGTTCCAGCTTTATTAAAAATGGAGCGTTTTTAGTCCAAGATTTTGAAGTAACGCTGGGGGTTGTCTATGGCAAGTTTAAAGGTAACTAAACCCGATTTAAGACTAGATCAAGTGGTCTTTAGTCACTATGGCAACTTAGCCATGTTTGATGCGGTAGCCAAGGCTAACCCACACCTAACAGGTGTTATTTTATCCGTAGGCGATGAAATCATCTTGCCCACCATAGCCACCGTCGAGGTGGAAGAAAAACTATGGTAAACAATGTCGTATCACTAGCGCACTACCGCATCGTGGTTAATGGTGAAGACGTGACCACCTCTATTAAGCCGCTGTTTATTCGCTTGACCATTAGCGATAATGACAAGGACGAGGCCGACGAGCTAACGATCACCGTTAGCGCCACGTTTGCACGGCCAGCCTACAAAGACGAAATAAAGGTGTTTTTAAGCAATGATAAAGACACGCAGCCCCAGTTCCTTGGCTTATTCCTTGTCCAAAAAACCACCATCAAGAATAAGCGCCAATTAACCATTATCGCCAATGGTGCTGATTACAGTGGAGAGCTAAAGGAACGCCGACACGTCAATTATGAAAACACCACGCTCGGCGCGGTTGCCTCAGATATTGCCGCCCGTCACGGCTTGGCCGTGCGTACTAATATATCCCAGCCTGTTACCCGCTTTGAACAAATCAACGAGTCCGATCTACACTTTTTAAACCGCCTCGCCAAAGAGCATAACGCGATCTTTAATATTAAAAATAACACCTTGTACTTTATGGCTAAAGGTAGCCAAGAGGTGCCAAAGGTCACAATAAGCGGCGGCCAGTGTGACGATTTAGAAATCAGCTACTCCAACCAAACGCTATATAAAAGCGCTAAAGCCTCATACCAAAACACCAAGCTCAACAAGGTTGTTAGTGTCGTTGTCGGTGAAGGCACGCCCCAGCTATACAAGCAAGGCCACTTTCAAAATGACGATGAAGCCAGAACCTATGCCGCCAACGCTCTCGCCAGAGCCAACAAAGGACTGATTAACGGCACCTTAACCAAGACAGGCCAAGTGCTGTTTGCTGGCAGTGAATTAACATTGGATGGTGAAGAATGCACCGTTAAGAAAGTGAGACATACGGTGGAAAATTTGACAGGCTGGAAGCTATCAGCCGAGTTTGATAACAAAGATTAAATGGTCTTTAAAAGCCGTTTAACCCCTCTTTAAAGCCTCTTTTATGTTGAACAAAATATAGCCAAACACCTGTTGTTGATGCTGTTCAAAAATACAGCGTATTTGTCCATTTTTGCAAATCGTTTAAAATGTCCTAATAAATCGCTCAAACCCTTGCAATTACTGGCCTAGAGCTAAAAACCCAAATTTATTAAACTGTACATTTCTAACACTTATTTACATTATGGCAGCCTGGGGGCAAGTCAGGAGAACTGTCCGGGATCGGACGACAAGAATTATTTGGGTTATCAATCAGGGGTGAGTTACATTGCCAATGAGGACAATCTCTTTAATCGTGCCTTGTCCTATCAATACCAAACAATGGTAAAACACGCTAATAAATATACACGCAGAAGCTATAATAAATTTCATCTGTTGACGCGAGAAGAAACTCTCGATCTCAATGGTAATCGTCTGCGTGAACATAGATTCGAATATGCGGCATCTGGTGAGAGTATCTATAAACGATTGCCAGCCAGTTACTCCCTGCCAATCCAAAAA